GTAAATCTTTTGCTGTTAATACATTCTTAGTACTCCTAACTTATGAGAGAGGGACCAAAACATTATTTACTCGATATACTATGACTTCAGCCTCAATGAGTATTATACCTGAGTTCAGGGAGAAACTAGAACTTATGGGAGTAGAGGACCAATTCGAGATAACTAAAACAGAAATAACTAATAAGATAACAGGCAGTTCAATATACTTCAGTGGGATCAAGACTGCAAGTGGAGACCAGACTGCAAAGCTCAAATCTATTCAGGGGATAAATACTTTTGTCCTTGATGAAGCAGAGGAACTACAGGATGAGATTTCGTTTGATAAGATAGATTACTCCATTAGAAGTAAAACCTCTAAGAACAGATGTATATTAATTCTAAACCCTACCACAAAAGAACATTGGATATACCAAAGATTCTTCCAGAACAGATCCATCCCAGATGGTTGGAACGGAACTAAAGAAGGAGTAACCTATCTCCATACAACCTACTTAGATAACAAAGAGAATCTATCTAATTCATTTATAGATGAGATAGATCTTATGAAGGAGAGAAGACCTGATAAGTATAACCACCAGATAATGGGAGGATGGTTACAACAGGCTGAAGGTGTTGTATTTACTGATTGGCAGATAGGTGAGTTCAATAATGATATAGATTCAATATTTGGATTAGACATAGGATTCGCTAGAGATGAGTCAGCTTTAGTAGAAGTCGCTATAGATAAAGAACGAAAGATTATATGGCTCAAAGAACATCTATATAAAAAAGGTTTAATCACTTCCCAGATATATGATTACTGTATTAGATATGCTGGTAGGAATTTAATCGTAATGGATAACAGCGAACCAAGGCTTTTGTCCGAAATGAAGATGAAGAGTCCCCCGCTTAATGTTACTCCCACAATAAAAAAGAAGGGGAGTATATTATCAGGTATAGCACTTATGCAAGACTACACTATAAATCTAGAAGGGGAGAACCTTATCAAAGAATTCAATAATTATGTTTGGGCAGTGAAGGGACTAAAACCGATTGACTCCTTCAATCACTTGATAGATGCTAGTCGTTACGGAATTCAATACCTATTAACCAGATCCGTTCCTAAAGGGATGTATATAATCAGATAGTTTTGGCTAAAGTAAAACCTATTTATAAAATGTTTACTCCATCAAAAGAACATTACGATGGGTTTCGTTGGTGTATTGAAAATTCAATTAGGGTATATCCAAAAAGGATTAAAGACTCAAAGAACTATAAGATCATAAAACAAGTTAAGAATAAAGATCAAGAATGGAAGTACGGGAAAACAGTTTTTATATCTAAAGAAGACTATAGTAAGATAGAAGCCTCAGAGAAGGTTTGGAGATTTTACTCCTATTTATATTTGGAAAGTCAGAAATAATATATATATTTACACTGTTCATTTATTAGAGTTTTTTTAGTTAATATCATTAATCCCTCGGATAGCTCTGGGGGATTTTTGTTTGATAAATATTTGGCAGTTGGAATATTTTTATTATATTGCACTCGAATCAAAAATAAAATGTTATGATACCTGATAAAAGTATAAATTTAACACTAGACAAAATCACTAGCTTTTCACCACCTAAAGCTAACTCAAGATCATTCCATATATGTATGGAGAGCTGGGTAGAATTTGCAGATGATGAAGCTAAAAAAGGAGTAGATATATTCGATAAAGTAGAAACTTTTATTGAAATAGATATATTTGAATTCCTTGAATGGTTTGATAAAAAGACAGTATCTAACCTTAAAAAGGAAGCTAAGAATTGGATAGATAAAAAATAATAATATGAGAAACAATATCAATTTAACAGAAGACGAGAAACAAACTATAGACTATCTTTTAGAGGATGCTAAACGTGAGGCTATATCTAATGATAATTGGTCCAGAGTAGATAGACTCCAAAAAACTATAGACAAAATAGATAAAATTTATTTTCACCATTTTGAGTATGAAGGTAAAAATTACCTTAAAGTTAAGGTGGGATCAGATAATGAAAATATAAGTCGTGACAACGAAGAAACGATATCAATTAAAATACCATAATAACTAACAATGGATATAGCTGTTAGAAAATATTACCTGCAACCTGAAGAGGTCAAAGAATATAATTCTGAGTTCTTTATTACTTTTGAATCTGGAGGTAAGATATTAGAAATATACGACCAGACAGTGTATGATGTAAGTGAGATAGAACTCCCTGAGTACTTTTTCCTAGCTAGAGAATCTATATATCTTAACTGGGTCACATTAGAGAATGAAGAGATGTACGATATATATGTCCACGAATGGATAATTAAGAATGACTATAAACATAAAGTAGAACGAAAACAAAATTATGTATAAACCATTACCAAAATCATTGAAAGTAAAAGACAGCTCCATCCAAGGTCAAGGAATATTTGCAGATGAAGATATAATTGCTGGAGAATACCTAGGGCAATCTCATCACCACTTTAAAACTGGAGAGATATTTAGAACACCCTTAGGAGGTTTTATAAACCATAGTGAGACTCCTAATTGTTTTATATTAGATAACACAATAGAGAGCTCCTCTATATACACAGTGAGACCAATAAAGAAGGGAGAAGAGTTAACAGTATATTACAGGCTATATAATGTTTGAGTTGATAGCAATTTTTTATACTGTTGGAATTATTTGTTTGATCATCGCCTTGATGATAGGCAAAGACTAATTTTAAATTCAATAGGGAGCAGTATGAATTCAATACCCTTGTGAATTCAATAGGGGTGTAAATTCAATAGGGGGGTTCAGGTGTGGGTGGATCCCCTTTTTTATTATGTATTGGTAAATGTTAAAGTTTTGTTAAAATGCACAATTAATCAACAAAATGCTTGATTAATCCAAAAATTTCCCCTTATATTTGAACAAACAAAAGGAACGTTTTAAGCGTTCAAATATTATTAACTAAAATTTATTATAATGGAACGTAAAACAAAAAAAGAGGTATTAAATGAAATCTTTGAGAGTGATTTTCAAGGCATTTTAGATGATACTCCAAAAAAAAACAAACTTATTACCCTTATTGATAAGGTGAGCAAATACGCTTTGTATTTATTTATCCCCTTTTTTATATGGGTATTTATTCAAATTATTATTAACTCTTAAATATTTACACAATGGAAAATTATAACTGGTATACAAAAAACAAAAGAGAGGAATTACTCCAAAAAATTAGTTTGTTAAATGGTCAATTCTTTACAGTGGAATTTATCAAGAAAGATAACACCTTAAGGAAAATGAATTGCAGAACTGGAGTTAAAAAATACCTTATTAAGAATGGACGTAAAATAAAAACTGTTTCACCCCTTGAAAATGGTATTTTAAAAGTGTATGATCTAGGGGCTAAATCTTATCGATCAATCAATATTGACACTATTAAAAGCATTAAGTATAGTAATATTGAACTAAGATATAAATAGATGAAAAAAAGCAAAAAATATTATGTGTGGATAGGTGATACTCCTAACATATTTGACAACCTTATTGACGCAGAAATTGAGCAAATAGAATGGAGCGAAAAAGGTTATAAAGATATATATATTGAACTTAAATATAAATAGATGATAGAAACAAAAATAAATAATATAATAACTCAGGAGGCTTTAAATTTAGAGCCTCCAAAGGTTTTATTATCTACTGGAATAAGTAACAGCAAAACCGCTAAAAATAGCCTTAAAACGTTTATTTTATATTTATCTCCTTATAATCAAAATAGCAAAGGGATAAACATTTGCCCAAAAGCTTCTAAAGGCTGTGCAGCTGCTTGTCTCTTTTCAGCTGGGCGTGGTGTTATGGCTCCAGTGATTAAAGGTAGAGTTAGAAAAACCGAATATTATTTGAGAGACAAAAAAGGTTTTATTAATCAGTTAGCAAATGAAATATTGATTAAGTATAAGACCGCTAAAAGGAAAGGTGAAAAAATTGCATTTCGTTTAAATGGAACCAGTGATATAGATTTTGTTTATCTACTTAAAAAGTATAGCGGTTTAGATATTACCAGCTTAAAAGATCATTGTATTTTTTATGACTATACGAAAATAAAAGGTAAAATTGTTAAGTACCTAAACCACCCAAACTATGTGTTAACATTTTCCAGGGCTGAAGACAATGACCAAACAGCCAAAAGCATTTTAGCAATTGGAGGTAATGTTGCAATAGTATTTAGAAAAGAACTACCTAAACATTGGAGCGGTTTTAAAGTTATTGACGGGGATAAATCCGATTTAGAAATGGTATATAATAGAAACGTAATTTTAGGGCTCAGGGCAAAAGGTGAAGCTAAAAAAGATAATAGCGGCTTTGTTATATAGTTAAATTAAATTTATATTAATGTTTAACCCTCTTTTTAGAGGGTTTTTTTATGGGTTTATTTTAATAGGGCTGTTGATCCTTAATGAGTTAGAATTAAAAAAGGGTTGATTTGGTAGCTCGATTTACCAAAACCAGTCGATTAATAATAATATCCGCTCCGCTCAGACGCAATTTAAAGCCCTGTAATGAATTTAATCCCGTTCAGCAATACCACTACACCAGTTAAGTGTTTAAATGCCTTAAAATAGCCTTAGAATGCGAAATAAAGGTACTCTGCCAAGTAAGTAGTAGTATAGTATAAGTAACCACGACTCTACACAAACCATCTTTTCCAACTGCCACACTAAGATAAGTCTTGTCCCAGTATTATACTAAGTATAGTATACTAAGTATAATATACTAAGTATTATACTATTCTTATTATATATATAACTAAGTATATTATACTATGTACCTTACTATAGTATTACACTAAGTATAATATACTAAGTATAATACTAGGGGAAAAAGAAAATTATTATCTTTGAGTTACAAAATAAAACGAATCAATTACTTTTTATATGGGGAGAATAGAATTAGAAGTACCACAATCTCTTGAAGCAATTACGCTAGGTCAATACCAGAGGTATCTAAAAATATTAGACGATAACAAAGGAGATGAGTACAACGATTTCGTAAACAAGAAGCTCGTAGAGATATTCTGTAATGTTAACCTTAATGAAGTGGAGCTGATACCAGTTGTTGAATTCGATAAGGTACTAAAGATTATCAAGAAAGCATTCGAAGAAAAATACTCCCTACAAAGACATTTTGCAATAGGAGATGTTAATATGGGATTTATACCTAAGTTAGATGATATGAGTTTAGGAGAGTACGTTGATGTTGAAGCAACCATAACCGATTGGCAAGATATCCATAAAGCTATGGCTGTTCTGTATCGACCAGTAAACTTTAAGAGTAAAGATAGATATACAATAGCTCCATATAAACCAAATGAGGAATTAAGAGAGTGGATGAAAGAGATGCCGCTAAGTGTTGTTATGGGGTGTATGGTTTTTTTTTACGATTTAGGGATCGAGTTATCGAAAGCTTCCCTAGTCTCTTTGGAGAACAAGATCAAGAAGGTGGAGACCTCTCAGCTCAAGGAGGATTTGGAAAGAAATGGGGTTGGTATCAATCAATTTATGGACTCGCTAAAGGAGACATCTCGAAATTTGACCAAGTTACAACAGAACCTCTTTTCAAGTGTTTGATGTATTTAACCTTTGAGAAAGAGAAAAACGAATTAGAAGCAGCTATGATTAAAAAATCAATGAGACGATGAAAGAATACTACAATCTTATAGATAATATCCATACTTATCTGGAAGGCAATAATAATATCAATACTGTAACGTATGGAGATATATTTGATGTTGATCTAGCCAAACAAACTTTGTTTCCTCTAGCCCATATTATTGTAAACGATGCTACCTTTAACGATCATTTTATTTCATTCTCTTTGAATATTATATGTATGGATGTGGTTGATGAATTCAAAGATAACAAACAGACCTTAAATCCTATTTATGGGAATGATAACAAGCAAGATATATTGAATACAATGTTGAGTGTGGTCAATGGATTGCAAACCTCCCTTAGACGAGGCGGTATGAATGAGAACAACTATGAGATAAATGATTCTCCA